GATTGCAGATAAGCATGGAAACCCATAGCTCCTAAACCAATACTTCTTTCTTGTGCCGCACTAAATTTTGCTCTGAATACACTGTCTGGTGCATGTGTTATAAAATGGGTTAAAGCATTGTCTAAAAATCTAACTAAATCAGATATAAATAAACTGTTATTTTTCCATTCATCATACTTTTCTAAATTAACAGAAGACAAGCAACACACTGCTGTTCTTTCTTCATTAGTAGGTAAAGTAATTTCAGTACACAGATTGGAATGATGTACTTTTAATCCTAGTTTCTTTTGTTGCATAGGCAAAGATTCATTAATAGTATCTATAAATGAAACGTAAGGCTCACCAGTGGCAACTCTTGTTTCTAATAATTTTTGCCACAAATCTCTAGCTGATATTGTTCTTATTGTTTTGTTTGTGTGTGGGTCAATTAAATTCCAACTGTCATCATACGTAGGTTCAGCAATACACTTTTCTATTAACTGCATAAACTCATCAGAAATATTTATTGCATGGTGTAAGTTAAGACATTTTCTATGTATGTCACCGCCACTAGGCTTACGCATTTCTAAAAATTCTATTATCTCTGGGTGTGATATATCCATGTATGCCGCATAACTTCCACGTCTTGTTTTACCTTGTGAGAATGCAAGTATCTCACTATCAACTACATGTAAAAATGGTATTGAACCTGATGATTGTGAACCACCAGATGTTTTAGTTCCATCACTTCTTACATGTCCCCAATAGCCACCGATACCACCACCAATAGAAGCAAGCCATGCGTTCTCTGTGTAGTGTCCTGTTAAACCTTCTCTACTGTCACCAACATAATTTAAAAAACATGAAATAGGCATACCTCTGTTAGTTCCACCATTGGATAAAATAGGCGTGGAGTACATAAACCAAAGTTTTGAAGCGTAATTATAAATACGTTCAGCCATCTCATCATTATCAGAGAATGCTTTAGCGGCTCTCATAAATCCATCTTGCGGAGAATGTTCATTAGGTAATAAGTACCTGTCTTTTAATGTTGTCTTACCAAAGTCAGTAAGTAAATTATCTCTTTCGTAATCTATCATATATGTGTTACCTCTAAATGGTACTTCCTATCTAATGTCATGTAATTAATTCCTATTGGTTCAAATTCATCTAATGCGTCAAACACAGTTTGCTTTTTTAAATCACTACAAGTGTAGACATCTAACTGAACCACCGCAGGTGTGTCTTCGTCCCAAGAATGAAATGCTATGTGTGATGTATCAATGGCTTGTAAACATGTTAATCCTCTGTTGCCTTTTTTGTTTACATACACTGCTACTGTGTCACCCAATGGTGTCATGTTTAGTTTCTCAACTAAATTTCTTATCCATTTTTTCATTACTTCAGGTTCTTTGGGTGGCTTTTTAACTGAAGCACGAATAATAATATGTTTATGTTCTAGCATTACTTTCCTAATTTTAATTTGATTTCTGTTTGTGTTTCTTTTTCGATTAATAAATCTATGTATTGTTTCGCTTTGTTTAAATCTTCAAGTTGCTTTTCTTTAGTTGAATGTTTAAAACGCCAACGACACAAATACTTAATTGCGTTACCCTCCGCATAAGGAATATTGTTTTGCATGATAAAGGTGACTGGTTCTATCTTGTATCTAAAATAGTGGCTTGGTTTCTTTACTTGGTCTGCCATAGTTTTACCTTCCCTGTTTTCTTATTGTATTCACCATGTCTTAATATTCTTGCAACTCTAGCTTGTTGTAGAGCTTCAGCGTGGGTGTAACCTTTGTCTTTGTAAATACCTTTAACAATTTTCCAAAGGTCTAAAAGTGTAACATTAGAATATTTCTTAATTAACTTTTCAGCAGTTTTAATACCAACACCTTCAATACCATCATAGCCATCAACCTTATCTCCAGTTAAAACTTGAAGCATAAAATTATAGTTAGCCATCTTCTCTGGTATTTGTTCTACAGTGGTTGCGTCTTGTGAAAGTAAAGCAGGAATAGTTCGCATGTCTTTGTCTATGCTAACAATTATTCTTTCTTCTTCTGGTGAAGGTTCAGTTGCCATAATACCCATGACATCATCTGCTTCTAAATTTTTCCATATCACACCATTGTGTTTATCCATGATGTGTTTACGCATAGCATTTAAAACTATTGGTTTACGCTTTGCTTTTCTGTTTGATTTATAAGTTGGAAGAACATCTTTTCTAAAATTATTCTTATCTGTTAGTGCAACTATGTAATCATCTGCTGATAAATTAGAACCTAAATCATCAATGACTGCATCAAGTTGTTTTATGCAACTGTTTTCATCAGAGTGTAATGTCCATAAGCCACCACCCCAGTTAGTTTCTATCTCATTGTTAGTAGCAATTTGGTAAGCAAGTATGTCACCATCAACTAACAAAACTCTTTTCTTTTTATACATTTATTTAACTATCCTTTCCTGCATAGATTTGCTTAAATTTTTTGGCAAAAATATTTCGGCTAAAGGAACAAGAACAAACTTACTTCTCCAACCATCACCACCATTCTTTAAGGTTTTGATATATTTTTTTGCTAATCTTTTGATTGTCTTTGTGTCAAATATTAATCTACAATAATCTTTGTCACCATCTGCCAATATATGACACCAGTAATCAGACTTCGTAGCCATGACACCTGAAGGTTTGCCGTTACATTCTATTTCAATAGCAATGTTACCAGTTTTAAACCACCAGTCTCTTTCTGTTTTAACTTCTATCTTTGTTTTATCTTTATCTAAGATAGAGGCTAAACGCTTTTCTCTTTCCTGACCATACTTTAGGTCAAGGTCAAATTTTTTATTATACATTAGTGTGTTCCACTCCAATTTGTTGAAATTTTATACTCGCCTGTTAGAGGCACTCTTAATTGGAAGTGTTCACCTGCACGTCTAATGCAGTCTACTGCTATCTTGCCAATGTCTTCAGCGTCTTGCTCTTCACACTCAACTTGTATTTCATCATGTACCCATACAACTTGTTGTGCGTTCTTAAATTTTGTAATTTCTTTATTAAATTCTACTAACCATCTCTTGCACAATATTGCCCCTGCCGATTGCAAAAGTGTATTGAGTGCTGAGTAGCTGTTCCTAACTTTGATTTGTCTTTTATCTAAACCAGTTAGATAACCACGTTCAGCCGCAGACTGTACGCCTTCTATAAGTTTATGTAGTGCAGGTAAGTTATTTAAAAATCTTTTCTTAATCTTTCCTGCTTCTTTAAATGGTTTGCCTATTACTTCAGCAATTTTTTTCACACTTCCACCATAGAGAAAGCAATAGTAAAAACGCTTTGCTAAATCTCTACTGTCTAACCCTGCTAGTTTTTGTGTCTCTGTGTGTATGTCACCATCAAGTGCAACTTTAGTGTATGCCCCATTGTCAAACTTGGACATAAAATGACACAACATCATTACTTCTAAAGATGAAACATCTATACCTACTAATCGTTTACCTTTCGGTACTGTAAATAATTCTCTACACTCTTTACCAAATGGTGCAGACGTACTTGGTACTTGTCCTAAATTGGGGAATGAATGACTTGCTCTTTGTGTAACACAAGAGTTTGTATTACATGTGCCATGAATTTTACCATCACGTTCATGTTTTAACCACGCTTGTGTACCATTAGCTATCTGTGCAATTCTTTTGTTTAATAAAAAATGTTCACACAATATTTTAGCTTCAGGATATGGAAGTTTAGATAATATACTATCATCTAGTTTAGCTTTACCATCTGATGTAAATTCTTTTGCGTCCCAACCATACTTATCTTTTAATCTTTGTGCTACGTGGTGTCTGCTTGAGGGATTAAATACAGTAACACTATCTTTCAATCTTTTACCTGTTTTAGTTGACCATCTTTCAGCAACTATAGGCTCAAACACACCTTGTAATTCTTCAGCTAGTTCTGCTTGTCTTGCTTTTAATTTAACAGATAATGCTTCTGCTTTTTCTCTATTAAAAGTAAAACCATATTGCTCTTGTTTAAATATTAAAGAAGCTACATCATGTTCTAAATCCATAGCTTCTTGGGAGTAACCTTTTTCTTCTATAACTTTATAAAGTTTATAAGTAACTTCAGTATCTTGTATGCAATAGTCTAACATCTCTGGTGTAAAAGTTTGCCAGTCAGTTGTTATCTGTTCTTTATATTCTCCAATACGATTGCCCCATGCTTTTAATGAATGTCTACCTATACAATCTTTAGGAAAATCTTTTATTGAAAAGTCTTTTTCTTTAATGTCTGAAAATAGTAATCTTGTCCCCACTAATGTGTCAAAAATTTTGCACCGAAATGTAACGGAAAGTAATCTCTCTAATACTGGAATATCAAACTTAATTATATTGTGACCAATAAGTAATTCTGCGTTTTCTAAAAGTTTAACAGCTTCTTGGTTACTAGGAGTAAGTATTTCTCCTGTATCTATGTTTTTTAAGACAATACAATGTACTGTGTCACAAACATTGAGAAATCCATTTGTCTCTATATCAAAGATGTATCTCAAAGTTTTACCTTCTTAACTTTTAAAACATTGACTGTTGGAATTGTGGTTATGTTACCAACTTCACCTAAAGAGCCATCATCATTAAAATTAACATCTCCTGCAACAATATGTACGTCATTGTCTTTTTTAAGAAGCCAACCATTTGAAATACAGATTGTTACTTTGCTATTTGTAGCTTCTTTAAGAGTAAGCCAAGCCGAATTACTGTTTATATCTTTCCAATGTAGAGATACAAAAGGTGCGTCTAATATCTTTTTATTTATTTTAGGTAATTTCATAATTAATGTAATGTGTGTAATTTTACTTGAACATACATAGCCGCTTCTTCTCCATTCATTGCCATGTGTGTTAATGCTTCTTCAACCATCAAAGCTGAAGTGTCTTTTGCAACATCAAGTGTAATAATTCTTTTATATTTTTTAGCTTTTGCAATAGCTTCTAAAATTATAAATGACCAAGAAATTGCATTGTTTTTTTCTTGTCGTGTTCTTTTTCTAATAGTCATCTAAAACATCTGGAGTAGTTTCTGAAAGACAACCTGTTTCTAAATCATATAATAAAGAACATGCGTTGCCTGTCTCTCCTGAATATCTGTTTTTAAGAATTGTAAGTTTTGCTAATTTCTTATCTGATTTTATGTCCCTACTTATGGATATAATTAAATCTGATAATTGACCAATGGAAGCCGACCCACGTAGACTGTTCATGGTAACTTCTTTACCATCTTCAAATCCTTTATCGCCTTCACTACGTCTTAAATGTGATACTAGAATAACTCCAATACCTGTTTCTTCTACAAGTGTTCTTAATTTACTTACAAAGTAATCAATAAGTTTTCTTTCATCACCTGTATGTTCATCACCCAATGCAGATAGAGCCATGTGTAAATGGTCTAATACTACAAAGTCTACTTCACATGATTTTGCTAAATATCTTATTTTAGATAATAAATTGTCGGCAACTGTACAGCCAAAGTGGTTAAATAGATAAAAATTCCCATTACCAATAGTTGATTTAAAAGTTTCCTGTAATTGTTTTTCATTTATTCCTTCTCTTGTTAAATGCAAAGGTTTTTTAAGGTGAACACCCATAATACCTAATGCACTTCTTTTAATACTTTCCTCTAACGCAATATAACCAACACCAAATCCTTGTTTCAATAAATCTAGTGCAACATGTCTACAAAAAGATGATTTTCCAACTCCTGTCCCTGCCGTTATTGTGGTAAGCTCACCTTTTCTTAATCCATGTGTTTTTATATTAAGACATTTAAAAGGATATTGTGCTGTCACCATCACATCTTCTTTCATAATCTCATCAAAAATTTCTGAACCTAAAACAATACCATCAGGTCTGTATGGTTTTGCATTCCACATACATTGTTTAAGTTGCTCTGCTTTATCTGCTAACAACATTTCGTTAGCGTCTTTAAGTGGTAGAGAAGCAATCTTGGCTTTATTTGGGGTTAGTATTTTAGAACATTCTAACGCCGCCTTTTGCCCATGTTCGTCTTGGTCGAACATAAAGATTACATTCTCATAACCCTCCAAGAAATCGAGTGATTTTTGAATATCTTTTTTTGCACCTGCCGCACCTGTTTTAATAGATACAACGTCCCATCTGTTGTTGTCTTGTATTTGAGACATAGTAAGTGCATCAATTTCGCCTTCAGTTACAGTAATGTACTTGCCTTTTCCTTTGCAAGTTTCTTGTCCAAACAATCCTGCTTCTTTAGGATTGCCTAACCATTGAAATTCTTTTGAGGGGTATCGTAATTTTTGTGCTACTAACTCTTTGCTATCATTATAATAATTAGCAATATGACAAGGTCTTCCAAAGTATGCTCCAACTTCATAATTATATTTCTTTGCAGTGTCTAAAGTTATATGACGTTTATTAAGAGGTAATATTTCACCTTTAATAAATTTAATTTCTTTTTCTGTATTAGTTTCCATAGTTGTTGATTGTCCTTGTGTTGTTTTTTGACATGAGAAACAGTGTGCGTGTCCATCAGAATAAACAGCATTGGCGTCAGAAGAGCCGCAGTTCTCACATGGTGAGTGATATAAAAATTCGTTTTCAGTATTCATTGTGTTTTGTTTTGGATTTTTTAAAAGGGAAGAGGTAACTTCAGTCTCCCTCCATTACCCCATAAATGCGAAAAACTCCTAGCTATTTCTAACTAGGAGCTTCTCAATCAATCAACAATCGAATGCACATCAAAAGACATGCACGATTTATTGGAGTTAATTGCCTCTCGGCAACCCACTACCTCAATGTTGTACTTCTTTTTCAACTTTTTTACAAGTTCACGTAATGATACGTATTGCTGAAATGTGAAGTTAACATCAAGACTTTTACCATCTTCCGATAAGCCTCCTACAAGACCTATGGCGATAGAATTTTGGTTAGTAATTAATGGTTGATTTATAGGAAGAATAGCACCAGACATTTCTTCTGGTCTGCCCTCTTCAATCTTACCATCTCTTAAAATTATAAAATGGAATGCGTTATGGAAAAAACCTTCTTTTCTATTTTTTAAAGTTATATCCTTTGCATTAAAGTTTTCACTAGCTTTAGTTTTTGTGGAGTGAATGACTATAAAATCTGTTCTTGTTCTATTATTGTTATTCATTCAACCACTCCAATGGAATATGTTTGTCAGCATATTTAAAACCATATTTCTCACACCACATAGCGTAAGTAGTTGCTGACTTTTTAGATATTCGACTTCTTGAATTACTAAATACAAATCTAATATCTAGTTTTGGATTTTGTTCTTTAACAAGACGCATTTTTTGTCTGTCTGCTGAAGTAAACAATCCTTTTGTTTCAATAAATATATCTTGTTCTTTTAGGTAAAAGTCTGGGGTATAAGTATGAGCTTTCTGTGGTTTAACATAAGTTAATTTAACCTTCTCATATTCATACTTTACACTATTAGCGTCTAACTCTTGTGAGATAGCTATTTCTAGCCCAGACCTAAAACCATATTTAAGTCCTACTTGATTAGAAGTCAGAAATTTCTTGTACTTCATTCTCTTTCGTAACTTCTGGTGCAACATAACCATCTTTAATTTCAGAAAAGCCTTGTGCATTTGCTCCTGCACCAGACCCACCTTCAACTAATTTAGCTATTTGTACCGCTTTTAATCGCAAGCTAACACCTGCTCCTGCCATTGCAGTGTAGTAAGGTATCATCTCTGCTGAAACTTTCATTTCACTTCCAGACCATACTTGCTCTTTCATAGGTGTGCCTTTGCTATCAAAAATTGGTATCTTGATGTCTATTACGTCACCAGACTTCATCATAATTTTTGCTTTAGCTTTGAATTTAAAGATTACGTTTCCAGTAGGTTTACCTTCTACATATTCTTCCTCAAAAGGCATGTTTGCTTGTTTGGGAGGTTTACCTTTAGATTTTTCTTTTGCCATTTCTAAAGATTTTTTCATCTCATCTTGTATTGATTTGATGATTGGCTTTGCCTCTGCACCTTTGATAATTAAGTTAGTCTTGAAGTGACCACCATTCTCTTTATCAAATTTAGTGTCAGGCGTATTTAACCAACAATACTGTGATACACCTACAGGTGTTACAATCTTGTTGTATGTTTGCTTTTTCATATTGTCCTTATTGTTATTGTTCTCTGTGTTTTCTCCGTTGATGTTGATTGTTCTAATAGTGTAAGGTTAGCCACACACAGTGCCGACTAACTGCCATTTTTTACCATCTATAACTATTTCATGTTTGTTGAGGCTATCGTGATACGTAGTTTTTGGTGCATACTCACAATTAGCTACTTTCAATTTATGAAAATACAGTTGGCTATCCAATTTGAAGTCAGTTTCAAATGGAATAAGTATCAGTGTTACTATCCACATGTGCATAGGATTAGGCAAAGAAAAACTTAGATTTGTGTAGTAAATCTAATTCCAAGTTTCCACTTTTAGGTATTGCAGGTAACTTTTCTTTTGTCTCTGTATCTAACTGCAACCCTACATCTAATTTAAAACTACTTAATAAGTTTTGTTTAAAGATACCTACAAAGGCTTCTCTAATGCTTTCATTAAGTTTGTCTATGTCACAAGCATGTGTAGCAAAACTGTCATGCACATTACAAAAGTTTTCAATTCCTTTTTCTTTTGCAATATTTACAGTTCTTACCATGCAAGCACTATCTAGTGAGTGTACATAATTTGCGGCAACAGCATTTCTTGAACGCAACTTATCAGTTTCATCTTTCTCCACTTTTATTTGTGGTGCAAAGACTTCACCCATCAAATGAGAACATACTCTTTTACTTTTCATTTCTGGATAGTATTGGTACACAGGAAAACCAACAGGTGTAACCCAATGTATAGGTACTCCTTCTTTTGCAATTACTCTTGCATTGTTTTGTAAATAATCCATACCAACTCTTGCTGATTTTAAGTTTTCACCTATGCTGTCCCAAATTATTTTGGCAAGATATGTTGCAGGTTTAAACATGTCATCAAATGGGTGCATTTCCCCTTTGTCTTTTCTTTTAGTTAAATCTTCTACGACAAAGTCAGTACAAGAATATCTAGTAGACCCATAACAAATTGTCATAATAGGTCTCTTACATGTTGAACGCTTTACTCCATAGTCTAACCATTTCTGTGCCATTGGGTCTCCTTCGGTAGCTTTTACTTTTAAAGTTTTAATAACTTCATTAGCTACTAATTGGTAGATGTCTTGCGGTATCTCACTAGGTAAGCAATTAACTAATTTACCTGCTACTTCATCTTTAAGTAATAAAGAATAAATTTGTAAACCATTACAAGAGCCATCTACGTTAACAGGTATATAAGAAATAAATCCGTCACCTGTTTGTGTGTATCTGTTCCATTCGTCACAAAAAGCTAAAAATTGAAAAGCATTATCTGCGTCTTCCCACTGTCTATTTCCAATAGGGTCTTCAGCACATTGTTTAATCCAATCTTGATTATCAATAGTCCATTTTTCTCTATCTTCTAATGACACTTTATCGTTACCCCACATGTTTGACCCATGCACAGCAAGCCAAAAGACACCTCTGTTTTCTTTTGTGATAGCTTTACCTTTACTAAAATTTAACAATGCTTTTGCACCATTAATAGATTGATAGTTAAGAAAAGCAGGCACACAATAGGCTCTTCCTCTAAAATCTAATTGTAATGGGAAATACAAAGTAGCATAATTTTTAAACAAATCAGCCAACCATAAGATTTTAGCATATAGCATTCTTTTAGACGCCATTCGGTTATTCTCTGTGTGAACAATGACACTCTCTTTCTTAAACTTTTTGAGTGCCTCTGGGTTTGTGTCTATATCGTAAGGTTTGTTAGGAGTTTGTAGGTTTTCTATGGGTGGCATACCTCCAATAGAAAGTGACTTGTCCCAAGCATTCTGCATAACTTTAAGAATAAAATGGTTTATCTTATAAGCTGTGCTTTGCATTAAATTTACAGCATTAGTTACCTCTGGCATAGCATGTCCTTCTAGCTCTTTGATAAACTTTTTACCTTTTTGTTTAACTAGGTCTAGCTCTGGCATTTCCGCCGTCCAATATCCATGACCTGTAACTTTACCATCAACTACAGATTTTGGAGGCATAACCATTGGAAGGTACTCTGGGTTTAACAGTTCGTTAAACTGATTACGATTGTCTATCCATTCTTTAGTTTTAGCTGTTTGTCTAATAACTTTAAAAGTTTTATGTTTTACTTGGTCAGTCCCTATCTCAACTAAACCTGTATGAACAACTAACAAATCAAGTAATTGTATGCCAACATGTAATCTTTCAGTAGTAGACCACTCTTGCCAATTCATTACATTATCTCTTTTTGCTTGCTCTCTTAATTTTCTTCTTTTGTAAGCATAGTTCCAAGACCTTTTATCTAAATCTCTTTTTGTAGTTTCATAAAGTTCTGGATTTAATGATTTAAAGTTTTTAAGACTAATCTCTGTTTCAATCCTACCACCTAAAGTAATAGCAGTAGAAGTAACTTTTTGTGTAGTAGTTATAGTGTTAATTACATGCTTTGCTGTTATTAATGATGTTATCAGGGGGTCTATTTGGGAGATGTATTGAAGTGCTATGGGAGGTTTTGAGTGAACATTTTTATCTGTTTCTTTTATCCACTCTGCAATGGCTATTGCTAAAGGACGTACTGTGGTGGCAACAATGACTTTTCCGTAAGATGTAACACTTTCTTCACCACGTTCTATGTGGGAAAGTCTTCTCTTATTTGTCCTGTTCATACCCCTTTCAGCAGACATCTTTTCGGTCTGGACTTGGTCTTTATACGTAGGCATTATTTCTAGTAGTTTCATGTATTCTCCTGTTATTGATTGACCTATGCGTAAGTGCATAAGTATGATTTAGGGAGAAGTAACGGATAGTTGAAACGTATTGGTATGATTATATTAAATAAATGACGTATTCACTGGTGCATAGGTGCAATAGGATTTTAAGTCCTTTGTGTCTACCAATTTCACCACGAGGGCATTTACTAAAATCATTGTATACATTCACTTTTCCGCTACTTCAACTTTTTTAACGTGTACGAGGATTAAACTTAATTTGTACACCTATCCGTTGTTGGATAAGTTACTATTAAGGGTATTTACCTCATTTAACACGTTAACTGCACCTCTTAAATTATTAGGTATTAAGTGCGAATACCTCTTTATCATCTTCCACGACTTATGCCCCAACATCTGACCAATAAAGTGAAGCTCTACTTTTCCACTTTGAGCCATACGTGTAGCACAAGTATGTCGTAAGCAATGAATGACAAACTCTTTGTCGTCTTCAAGGTTCATTGCCTTTCTTAAACGTCTCCATGTGTTTTCAGCAGTCCAATATTTCAACTGCCTAAACACAAGGTCGTTTCGCTCCGCATTTTCCAACAGCTTAACAACAATAGACTTTGCTCTGTTTGTTAGTGGCACACCTCTTGCGTCACCATTTTTGGTAACACTAGAAGGTAGATTAACAACATAATCTCCGTTGTTATTATGCACCATCAACTTCTTAATAGATAGAGCTTCGCCTAGTCTCATACCTGTGTCCATAAGAAACAAATACAATTCAAGATAATCAACTTTATTCCATTCAGTTAATATCTTAATTATTTCCTGTTCCTCCAATGGCTCAAGGTATCGTTCTCTGCCGTTGTTTTCTGTTTGCCATTCAATGTGAGGCATTCTATCAAGATGATAAATAGATTGTCTCTGACTAGCAAACCTTAACATTTTACTGATTGCAGAAAGATAACGATTGATAGTAGCAGGAGCAAAACCCCTGTCTTCTAACGTGTCCACAAGATTTTCTATGTGGCTGTCGTTAATCTCAGTTACAAGCATACCTCGCCCTAACATAGTAATAATGATATCGGCTCGTTTAGATTGCAACTTTTCCCAACCTTTAAGTGTTAATTTGCGGTGTATTTCCGTAAGCAACTTTAAGTTTCTTTGTTGCATATTTTATACCTCCGCTTTTCATTGTTATTTGACCCACTCCAAAAGAGTGTTGTACACTCTCTTGCCTTTTGATGTAAGACGCACAAGTTTTCTACGTCTTTCCATTGGGTCTTCAAAAGTTTGTAATAGACCAATGCCACTCTTTCTGTGTCTGTTCACATCTGCTAATTTATAGCAATTTCTTGACACACTAGATTGTGCAATGTCTAAATCTTCAGATATTGACTGCATAGCTACGCCGTCTTTACCCGCCTTGTTAGCCACGTAGAAAAAAACAGATATTGCCTGTGCTTCTAACTGACTATCAAACTTTCGCATTTCTTCTATTATTTTTAATAGATTTTTACCGCTACTCATTTCTTTCTTCTTTCTATGTTGTCTCTTTTGTTTGCACAGTGAACTCAACCACACTGTGAGTAATTATGAGAAATAAAACCGCCAATATCCAATATCAAGGATAGTCTCATAATTGTCATTAGTAACTTTAAGATTACTCCAAATACTATATTTTTCAATATAGACTTTAAAAAGAATAAAATTGATATACATGTTTACTCCTTTTTTAGTTAATTACACCTCATTAATAATAATTGATTACACCAAGCATTGTTAAACTTATGAATAATATATTTTTGCATAAACTCCTTTCTTTTTGCGTATATTGGTTATTTTATAACGTAACTTATCCTGCAACACATAGTATGTACAAGAAGAAATTATGCGTTATTAAATTGCAAAATACGCCGTCTAGTCTTAGACAGCGTTTCGGTTATTAAAACCTCGTCAGTTTTGCTTTTATTCACCGACTAGTACCCCTTTTTAGAGTTTCTATTATTATTAAAGTTATCCCTGTCAGAATTATCATTTTTAATTCCAACGGCATTTCCGTCAACAGTTGTATCATTTGTTTTCTTTCCAAAGATAGCGTCCCACCCCTTCTTATACTTTTCAGAAGGGATATGAACGCCGTCTCTTATTTTGTAAGATTTAAAGCCTGACA